AATATTATATTAATATTTATTATTTATAAAACATTATATTAATATTTTATAATGTTTTATAAATAATAAAATATTATATTAATATTTATTATTTATAAAACATTATAAAACATTATATTAATATTTTATTATTTACATTATATAATATTATATTAATATTTATTATTTACATTATATAATATTATATTAATATTTTTATTTATAAAACTTATATTAATATTTTTTATGAATTATTATAAAATTAATAAAACTTATGTTAATATTTTATTGTTTACATCCCAATTCTTCACATAGCATTGCTCCATATTTTTGAATAATAGCCTTTTTATTATTGTTATATTTTTCAAAATCTGGTTCATTATCACAAATACCTGCCATTTGACAAAGTGTTTTTAGTTCTGTTAAATTTAGTTTGTTTAATAGTTTCATCAAATCTTCAATTGAAAAATTTTCTGATTTTAATTTCTGTCGTATAGATTTTAATATATTTGCAGTACCTGACATGTTTTATTACTACTAATTATTAAAACAAAAAACTTTTTAGAAAAAATGGAAGTTATTCATATTGTTATAATTATTTTAGTAATGTTATCAATTATGCAAGGAATTAAATGTAATATAAGACCAGAATTGATTATGGTTACTGCAATATTTTATATTATACTAGTATATATCGCAAAAACACATGAAAAAATTGCATGGTTTATTTTAGTGTTACCATCGATAATTGCAGGTATCGCAGTACTCTATTTACCAAATAATATTTCTTGTCCAAATATAACAGTTGGAACAGGCTTTTCCGCTAACAATGGTACTCCTAGCGTCGTAGACGGTACTCCTAGCGTCGTAGACGGTACTCCTAGCGTCGTAGACGGTACTCCAGTTAACGCTTCTACGATTTCTTAAAATTTATATTTATTAGTCAATAAAATTTTAAAACGATAGATATTTGAAATTTTATAAATTTATATTATATTGATTACATTGAACACTCACAATTTCTACAAACTACTTGATATAAATCTTCACTTCCTTCTAAAAATTCTTCACTATTATCGACTAATCTAATGTTGTAAATGGCATTATCTTGTAAACATTTCATGCAAATACTTTTATTTTTTACATATTCTTCTGAAATTGCTACAATATTCATTATTTGAACATATGGTTTTTTAAGATAGTTGGTAGTCAAAGCTGTAAAAATTATATCATATTTTTTAGAATATTTTATGGCAAATGTTTCAAAATCTTTAAACCATTGTGCTTCATCTATTAAAATAGTTACACTAGGTAACAAATTGATATTATCTAATTCATGTAGATATTCTAAACTATGTGTATGTAATAGTATTTCTTTATCATGTGTTTTAATTCCAGAATGTTGTGCTAATTTATACTTAATAACAATATATGGTTTAAATTGTATTGCTAACATACGTTGATAATGAAGTAAAGTAGTAGTTTTACCAGCAAACATTGTACCTACTATTGCGGTAATTTTACCCATTGTTATAAATTACATATAACATAAATAGTTTAAATTTTAATATAGACAAACATTTTCAAAAATGTTTTTAATATAGATAAATATTTTCAAAAATGTTTTTAATATAGATAAATATTTTCAAAAATGTTTTTAATATAGATAAATATTTTTAATAGACAAACATTTTGAAAAATTTGAAAATGTTTATTAATCATGTTTTCATAAGATTAACCAATATTTTATGAATCTATGATCAGAACTTAAAGAAGATAAGATGTTGAAAACTTAACAATTTTTACAATATCTTATAGTATTATGATTTTATGAATTTAACAAAATATTTAATTGAAAATAAAGTAATAATTATTAAACCGAATATCGCTATAGCTGCAAATCCATTATCTAGTGAAATAAAACCTCCAAATGGAGTTATTTTTATAGTTATAGTCTCATTCATCCTTGAAAATTCTGAATAACAATAAACACCTACAAATAATAATATAAGACCTATTACAATTCCAATTACATTAAGAATAATTTTATATAACCAAAATTTATAATTTTTAGATAAAGCTAAACATTTTTTCTAATTTTACCAGTCAGAAATTTTATACCATCCATATCTACCCATACATATCCATCAGAACTTCTCTGTTTGTATTTAACTGTCCATAAATATTCTTCATTTAGTTTATAGGGAAGTTTATCTGCTACATAGATTACACCATTACCTAAATCATAAAATTTTATATAATTTAAACATTTTTCTAAATTTACATAAATTTTAACAGTTTTTTTAGCACTAACATAATTTTCATCTGTAGTTAAATGAATGTATACTCTTTTCAATGGTAATAATCCTCCTGAATTTACAATTTTATTCCAACAATCAAGATATGTACCATGAATCACAACTGGATATTTACTAGCATCAGTTATTTCAGTTTTTGGAAGATTTGGTATATTTATTGTTTCTCCATTATAAACTCGAATATAATTTACTCCATCAATATTTTTAATATGAAATCTAATTTTAGATTGTGTTTTAACTAAACTGAGTATTTCTTGTTCAGTAACACTACTTTGTTCAAATGTTGAATGAGTTATTAATTTATTGATTTCTATATATCCTTCATCATCAATATTTAAACCTTCAGCTTTTTCTGATCCTGCTTTGCAGTTGACAACTTCGTTGGATCCTGCTTTGCAGTTGACAACTTCGTTGGATCCGGCTCTGCCGTCGACAACTCTGTTGGATCCTGCAGCATGTCTTAACATCCATTTCAATGCTTTTGAAAGCCAGATTTGTCTATAATTTGTATCCATTAATATAAATTGTATAAACTATAGAAAAATATAATTTTTTACTTTATATAAAAATTTATATTTTTCTATATTAATACTTAAGAAATTTACAATGGAATCTAATTTTACTCCATATGAAATTATTGATCTAAAAGAAAGTATTATGATAGATGATATAGTATATTATCATATAAACTTAGCAGGATATGGTTGGGTTTGGAAAGAATTTAGTAATTTCAGTTTGAAAGAACATAATCATTTACATGAAAAAGGTTTTCAATTTCCAAAAATTAAATTTGGAAGAAAACAACCTATTGATAATAATATATTTGATAATGAAATATTTGATGATGAAAGTAGCGAGATCAATATAGATATAACAAAGGTTCCTTCCGCAAAATCAGAGATTTTATCTAAAAAAAGATTTTTTGACAGTGAAATATTTGATAATCGGAAATCTTCGATTTCAGGTAAGGTAATAACAAAGATCTCTCCGGTTCATCAAAAATTTAAATGCAATGTTTGTTATCAAGAATTTAATACGAATGTATCATTAAAAGCTCATTGTAAAAGTGAACACATTGATGATGATTCAACAGCAAATCTGGATCAGGAAGATTCCAGTACTAAAACTATTTTAAAATGTAAATTTTGTTTATTTTCTTCTCAATTTAAAATTGGATTAAATGCACATATGTATCATGCACATAGACTTAGTATGGATCATAAATGTGAATTTTGTGGTAAAAACTTTCTTTCTGATACATCACTTAAAAGCCATTATAAAAATACTCATCATCTGTAATTCTAAATAAATATTTAGAATTCTAAATCGTATTATACATTAAATGTATTCAACAAAAGAACTAAGAAGACATATTTATAACTCTGAAGAACTTACAAAGTTAAAAGAAGAACAATCTAAAGTTTTTGAAAAACAGAAAAAACATGCTGCACAGTTATTTCTGTTCCCTAGTGATACTATAGAACTTGAATTTTTACTACAAAAAGTTCAGAATAAATTTCATGGTCAAATAACTGTTATTCATGATTCATCAACTTTTAATTGTCAATGTGATAAAAGCTTTGTTATGGGTTCTCAACATGACAAAATAACTATAAACAAAAACATTTATATTTTAACGGATGACCAGAAAACTGATGACAAGTATTGGAATATAGATTCATTACCTTATTCTAATATGGGAGTATGGCAAATAGATAACTATTTTGATGATAATATAGATTATTTTGATTTGTTAAACAATGAAATAAAATGGCAAAATGCATCACATTTGAATCATGAAGATCATATGATGAAACGTTTAAGTGCTCAATTAACTGATAATCGACAAGGTAAAATGAGTATATATCTACACTCAAGCATAATGAGACAGTCCAATCAGATATTTGGAGAAAATCTTGAATATATAAATAATAAACTAAAGAAATTATCTGTTTTTTTTCCAGGATGTGAAAATCTCAATAATGTATTGGCACAAAAGTATGACAGTTCAGATAGAATTGAACCTCATGGAGATAAAACTATTTCATTAACAGATAATGCATGGATTGTTATATGTACATTTATGGAAAATAAAATTCACAATAAAAATATTATTTTGCATAATGGAGATTATATAAGTTCCAAAAAAGTTGTCAGCGGCAAAGCTGATTCAAGTAAGTCCAAAGATCATAATACATCAGTTCTACGTAGAATATGTTTTCGTTCAAAAATAAGCACAGATAAATTAACTGTAGTTATGAAACCATGTAGTGTAGTACTATTTAATCTTGATATAAATAGATTCTGTACACATGAATTAATTGGATGTAAAACTGGATGTATTAGTAAAAATGTTACTATACCACAAAGAATATCAACAGTACATAGACCAGTAAAAATTTATATAGATAAAAATCATAAGATTTATATTCTTGTTAATAATGAACTTGTAGAAACTGATAAAACATTACGCTTGACAAATAGTGAAGAAAAAAAAGAATTTCTTGATCATTTTAATAATGAAAACATATTAGCATATCGTCATGAATATCCTGAATGGATGTTGTATACTAGTCCAAATCCTGCAGATTTTTAAGTTTACGCATTTGTTATATAAAATGTATGTTGTTCCTGTAATTGATGGAGAATATCAGTGTCATATGAATGAAAATTTTTATGATCATCACGAATCTATTAAAAAAATAAACCATAAAATAAATATATATCCTAGATTTGATGATCTACATTATAAATTGATATCTAATATTTCTGAAGTATATAAAATTCCAAAAGAAAATATTTTACTAACTGCTGGATCTTCAGCAGGTCTTGAAATGATATGCAATAAATTTTTAAATAGTAATTCTACATGCCTTGTACCATGTCCTACATTTGGTCATATGTTACAATTTATAAAGAATAAAACGAATCATGTCACATATGTTAATGTTACAGGTGAAAAACAAAAAGATGAAGAATCAACTATTTCTATAATGTTAACTCATATATTTGATTTTATGTATATATGTCAACCAAATATGCCTCAAGGATACTGTTTTAATCTATCAACAATTGTTAATTGGATTATAAATAATCCAAATACATTATTTGTTATAGATGAAGCATATTTTGAATTTGGACCTTTAGATTTAGCTCATCTTTTTAAATATAATAATGTTATAATCACAAGAACTTTTTCAAAAGCTTTTGGTCTTGGAGGATTACGTATAGGTTATATAATTTATCATAATGTTTCAATATTTGATAAATTATATAACATGACTTCAGTTACAAATCTTGCTAAACAAACAGCTTTATTAGTATTAGAACATAAAGACTATTACGATAATAATATACATAAAATAATACAAAATAGAGATTATTTAAAAACTAGATTGAAAGACATTATAAAGTCAAATTGGTTTGTTTATAAATTTAATATACAACATGGATGTTATATGATATTATGGTCACAAGATAATGAAATTTTATACAATGAGCTATTAAAATGGGGTATAACGAGTCAAAATAAAGGTCCATTTTTAAAGGTCAGTTTATTACATCCAAAATGTATAAATTTACTTGTACATTGTATATTGTATCTAAATTTAAAAGATATTTTCAAATATGAACCTATATGTTACGATTTAGATGGTACATTGATTAATAATGATTTCTATGAATTAACTGATACCTTTTTAAATAGTTTAAATCTTAAAAATACAGATATAATTATAACAAATTCTACTAAAAATCCAGATATAACAAATAAAAATGTTAAAACTGCGTTACAAATTGCAAAAGATTATTTCTTTGAAAACAATATACATCCAGCAATATTAACTTCAGATATAAACGTAAAAAATTATTTTGCTGATATTGAAGGTACAGATTATTTATTCGCAGTTGATGATTTTTCAAAAATTGATCTAAGTAACATAAAAAATAAATCTTTTATATATATTATCGATTTAGAACTTTACAAAGAAAAATATGATTATATATTACTTGGTAAACCATTTGTTAAATTGATGTCAGATAATAAATATAAGTTTATGATTGGTAATTCATTTCAAACTGATTATCAGTTTTCTCAACTAAATAATATGTATTATATACATATTAATTCTAATATTACAGATTATAAAATAACTAATTTATACATTGAACTTTCCAAATTATGCAATACTTAATTCTATGTATACTTCTATAAGATGTATACTTATCATTGCAGATCCTATAAATGATACAATGTATGAATATTTACATTGATATCTTCCTATATATAATAAAAGTAAACCTGCAATTATAGTTTTAATATGAACTGAAATTATATTATTTTTGTTTAAATAATGTAATTGATAAAAACAATTATCTGATATTTTATTAACATCAGGATATTCAAATATATAAAAATAAATTAATCCAATAGAAAAACCTAAAAATGAACTTAATATATATGTAATCATTTTTTAATTTAATTAAAATGCAATTAAATTTAAAAAAACAATTTATGGTATTTATATTTATATGTATTATAGGTATTATTTTTTTACATACATATTCAGCTCTTTTTATGAAAAGTTATCCAATAAATGGATGTATAAAACAATCAAATACTAAACTTATACGAGGTAAGAATTATTATATTTGTGATATAACTCCAGAAGATATGAAAATTCTTGAAACTTGTTTACTAACTAAATGGAATTTAATTCATGTATGTTTTCATACAATTATTACTTTCTTATTTCCAGAATATTGTTATGCGTTTTTTCTTTTTGGTATATTTTATGAATGGTATGAATATATTGCATATCAATGTGAAGATTTACTTGATATAATTTATAATACAATTGGAATATTTTTAGGATTATGTTTAAGAAATATTTATAATTTAAAATTTAATAAACAATTTGTATAATTATAGTTAAGTATAACATAAATTAAAATTGGCCTGTTCTCATATAGAACGTGCCTCATTTGTCTACCGAGAGCAGGTTCGATTCCTGCATGAGGCCAAAATTTTACTTAGTTTTCATATATTTATGAAAACTTACATATATTTATTAACCTTACATATTTATGAAAACTTACATATAGTTATAAACCTTTCATAAGTATATAATAATATAAAATGACAAAATTAAATAGTTTAAATGTCTTATCAAATTTAAAATTACCTTATCATACAGATGTAATTCCAAATCCTACAGGATGTTTTTTATCTTACAATGATGAAAATTTATTACTTCAATTTAATAATAAATTATATGTACCATATATTACACCAATTGTATCAGAATCTCCACTTTTAAAATCGAAAACATATTTTGAGGATAAATCAAAAGATTATGAAATAGAAACTGTAGTAACTGATAATACATCAAAAAATCAATTAGATGCTTATAAAGATAATTTTGAATTTATATTTGAAGATAAAAAAGTAATTATTAAAAATATAAAAAAACATTTAACTTTTTCAGATTTTGAAACTGAATTATTATGTATCATATATTATATATTACAAAATTTAAAAATTAAAACTATAGTTTTAGAGAAAATAGTGAATAACTGGACAGTTACATTAATAGATTTTAAAAATCATATTGAACGTTCATTTCCAAAAGAAGACGTATTTATAACTATTTATGATCAAATCATTATTAAAAAATGAAACCTTCTGATGATAATTTTCAGTTAATTACAATAGAGTCTTCGATACAGCAAAATTCTAAACCTATTCTTAGAACAGAACTTATTGAAAAAATTAGAAAAAATTTACAGTTTAAACCTAAACTAAATATACAAATTAAAAAATGTTATAAATGCAATACAGAATTACAAGCATATACTAGACAAACAAGAAGTGCAGATGAAGGTATGACAACATTTTATAAATGTCCTACATGTAATACTATGAAACGAATTTAAAAGTTTGAAAATTTATATTTTTTGTTCGTAATTCATAAATATTAAAATGGCTAACGATTACATTACCCGTAAAAGTTTATCATATTTTCTGCGTCATCATCCTAAAAATGCTGACGAATTGAAAAAAATTCCACAAAGAGTTGACGAATATGGTTATATATATTTAACAGACCTTTTTAAAGTTCCTCAGTTTCAAAAACTGACATATAACGATATAGTTAGTATAGTTCAGAGTGAAAATACACTGAATAAACAGGGAAATAAAAAAAGATACAATCTCATATTTGATAAAGGTTGGAAAATTAGAGCAAATAATGGTCATTCTAATGGTTCTAACATAGATAAAGATGAAATCACTTTAGAAAATATTGACAGTATTCTTACAAATGGTACAGCAATTCACGGTACATATAGAAGATATATTAATGCTATAAAACTTGAAGGTCTAAAACCTATGAACAGAGATTTTGTTCATATGGCCGAAAATGAACATTCTTACAGTGGAATGAGATATGATTGTGATACAGTTATAGAAATAAACATTCGTCAAATGATTACCGACGGATTAAAAGTATACAAAACGCCAAATGATGTGATAGAATATCCTGGTGTTATTCATCCAAAATATTTTAAACTAATATATAACAGAAAATAAATATAAATTAAAATATTCTACTGTAATTTTACTATTGAAATTCAATAGTAAGTTTAAATGTATGTTTTATATTTTTTCATGTTTACAGGATCTATAACAATAACTTTATATTTATAAAAATTTTGTTTATAAGTTCCATAATTTTTATATTTATATATTCTAACAGAAACCATTTCATCCGTTTCTGTATTTCTTATTCGTAATATATTATTTGTTTTTTGTAAATTACCAAACAAATTTTTTACTCTAAGAAATTCTGTAACAAATGATATATACCTTTTACGCTTAATATAGTCTTTGATATATATAGTGTATATAGTATCATCATGTTGAATTCGATAGAAATAACATCCTGTCATATAAGTTTCATATAATTTACTTGTATATTCAGTAAACTCTTCATAGTGTTTAAATTTGAAAGGTTTTTTAATGCTATATTATCTAATGGATATCTAATATTATTATTTAAATAATAACAATCATCATTAAATTTAACTTCTGGTTTTTCTAATTCCGGACCTAATATATATAGTCCCATAAAAGGTTCGTATTGTTTATCACAAGCTGCGATAAAAGGTTCATTTGTGTGATAACAAATTTTATTACCCATTTTAAATATTAATGGGTAAACAACAATAAAAACTTTAATTTTATTCCCAGAATGCAACATATTTTTTCATATAATATGGATCTATAACAATAACTTTATAATTGTAAATATCGTGATAAAAATGACCATTTAAAAATATTTCATTCGATTCTTCATAATTGTAATTTTCTTCATCGTGATAATGAACTTCACATTCATATAATTTTGCATAATATACTAAATCATTATCTTTATTATATCTTTTACGAGTAATTTTCAAAACAAATGGAGTTTCAATAAAGTTATTGTTACAAAGAATATCAGTTTTAATTCGTAAGTAGTCTGTTACATATGCATAAAATATCCTATGGTTGATATAATCTTTAAAGTGAATAATAAATCTAGCCTCATATTTTCTAATTTCATCAAATTCAAAATCTACAATATATGTTTCAACTAGTTTGATATCATATATATAATTGTCGATACTTATTGTAAAAGGAGTTCCAACGAAGTTGTCAGCGGCAAAGCCGGTTCTTGATCTTTTAGGAGATCTGATACCATACCCTTGATGAGGATATACATATTTTTTTGGAATATAATATTTTATAGGACGTCTAAAAAATTCAGGACCATATTATATAAATAATACTACGATGAATATTTATATTTTTTATTTCATAATATATTTCAATAAAACTATTTTTAATACAATTTAAAATATTTCTTGGTGAAAAATCTTTAATTTTACGTCTTCGAATACTTCCATATTTAGTTTTTTTGTATAATATACAAGAGTATATATATTTCAAATCAGAATAGATAATTCCCATGATTAATTATATATACTTGAAAAAAACTTAAATTTTATAAGTTTTGTGAACATAGTTCATTGTCTCGTATCCATTGAATTACTTGTGTTTTTAAAGTTTCTCCAATTTTTAACAGTTCATTTTTACCTTCTGGCATATTTTCCCATTTAAAATTGTTAATATCTAAAACTGGGATATTATTATTTGTAATTATGTAACAATATTCATTGGATACAAGTCCTTCAAATCTTGGATCAGTTAGATCTTTAGCTACAAAAATAACAGGAATATTAAATGCTATAGCTGGTAAGTAGGTATGGAGTCTAGAAGTAATAACAACATCACTTTCTGCTATTTGTTTTAAATGATTTTTAGCCATAACTAATTTTATATCGTTTGTGTACATTTTATTTAATGCTTGTGATATATACACTATTGGTTTTTTTACACAGTTAGTTTGTAGAAATTTCTTAAGAAGATCTGGATAATCTATATGAGCATCAACTACTAAAATTCTTGAGATTTTTTTAACTACAGGTTTATTAAGGGTTAAAGTTAAACATCCTGAAAAATATGATTTTATGTTATTATCTTGACAATATTTTAAAGTTGATAAATCTCTACAACCGATATGTCCATTTTTCAATGAATGTTGAAATAAATGTTTTGAAATTAAATTTGAACCCATTTGTCTTAAATGTTTATATCTATTATCACATTTATGATCTGAACGATCTAAATGAAATGATATAGGTAATATTTTATATTCTAAAGGAAATAATGCAGTATATTTGTCACTAAACCATCCATTTAAAATAAGTATAACATCTTTACAATTTGTTTTTGAAATCTCTGTTTTAGTTCCTGTATCTCGATCAATCCATAATGTTGGAGGTTTTATATATTGTAATGCAGCTAATGTTTGAATATTATCTCCTAAATTATATGAGTTGTCATATTTTAATGCAGCAAAATCTCTAACTATACTTGCTGTATTCATTTTACTACTTTCAAAAAAATAGTAATAAAGTTAAATTTATTTTGTTAATGGATTTTCATTAACTCTTTGTATAAAGATTCACATAAATTAATAAGATCAGTATTACAATGGTATTTATATAAATATTGTAATAACATATTGTAATGACCATTTTTAATAGTTATATAAAGTAATGCTTTTGCAATATCAATGATATCAGGAAAACTTAAAATATCTTTCAAGTTTTGATCCTCTTCTTTTGATAAACAATTATAATATAATAAAAATGATTGGAGTTTATATGTATCTAATAAAGTAAGTACTCTATTATCTCTAAACATATAAAACCACGATAAACGATACTCTCTATTTGTTAATGGATTCATCGTTCACCTTTACAAAAAAAGAAATAACAATTAAAAATTTTAAATTTTAATATTTAAAACTTTATAAAAAGATGAGTATACTTAAGTATTTGTTAATAATTTTATATATAACAACAATTAATGGTAGTAGATGCACAACATTTCTTACAAATAGAATTTCAAGTATTTGTAATAATATTTTAAATGAAGATACAAATGAAATTATAGAAAATTGTTGTAAACATACATGTAGTTATTCATCATTTTTATAATGCATGTGGTTAAAAATTTTAAATAAATATAGATAACAATTACTTTATAAATATTAATTTATAAATATTAAAATATAGATAACAATTACTTTATAAATATTAATTTATAAATATTAAAATATAGATAACAATTACTTTATAAATATTAATTTATAAATATTAAAATATAAAATAAAGATAAATATTAATTTATAAATATCAAATTTTAAATAAATAAATATAGATAACAATTACTTTATAAATATTAAAATATAAAATATAAAATAAAGATAAATATTAATTTATAAATATCAAATTTTAAATAAATATAGATAACAATTACTTTATAAAATAACTATAGTTATTTTATAAATATAATTTAAATATTATGAACATTATGACCTTTTGCATATGCTAATATTTCATTATCACTCAATTGATTTAAATTATTTTTATTAAAACCTAATTCACTTAATGTTTCTTTAATAAAACCAATATCTCTTGGATCACCCTTTTTCAATCTAATAAGTTTAGTATATATTTCATTATATGATTCAGTATTCCAAGGATGTCTATTTAATGGATTATGTCTTAAATTTGGTCTATCCATAATATCTAAAAATTCATCAATTGTAAAACACCATGCAAAGTTATTATTATCTATAATGATTAATTTCTGTGTTAAAATATTATCATATTCTTCCAATGAAATTGGATTTACTTTATCTTTACAATTTGAAAATCCAACAGATGTATCTTTAAACAATATATTATATTGTTTTTTTAATCTTGAACAAAGTTCAAGATCAGAATATCTATTATCATTTTCAGTTTGAATTATTCCTGCAGATTTTGCTAATTTTCTTATAAGTTCATGTCTTTCACGATTTTCACTACTTGTAATATTCGTTTCTGAGCTAACGGATACATTAGAACATGGTGTATACCATTGAGTTTTAGTTATATCTAATTTATACGGTTGAGTATGTCCAGCACGATTTCCAATACCCAATGTAATATAATCTTCTGAATAAATATGCTCCATTGGAGGAGCTGAAGGGTTAGTTGTTTCATTTGGTGCATTAGGATTCGATCCTATTGGAAGTTCTGGATAAATACACACTGGATCATCAAGTGTATTATTTTCTATATCAACATGTACACCAAAAATATCAAGTAATTCTGTTTCACTTATATCATCTAGATAATTTCTAGTTATTATATTCTGATTATTTAACATATTATATTGTCTAATCATGAAACATAAGTTTTCTAGATTCCTTTTGTATATATCTTTGAAACGATTTAATGATACTGTTAATTCTGAAAATCTACCAGTATTTAATTCAGGATGTCTATTATGTGTATGTAATAATATATTATATCTTGTTTCAAATCGTTTTATATTTTGATTTAAATATTTAAGGTAAATATAAGCTTTTTTATAAAATTGTTTTGGTACATTCATACTAATTAATTCTACTATTTCTTTAAAAGATTTAAGTACCATTTTATTAATAGATTCCGAAAAATCATATATATTATCTGTATTCACATTCATTATTTTAATTTAAATTAATAAAGTTGTGTATTCATTTATAAAATTAAAAATTATAAATTATAAATTATAAAATGTGTTCAATTTTTTGTGCAATAATGGATAGAACTTCAATATTACAAAAAACTTTACCTACTTGGTTAAATACTACAGTGAATGAAATTATACTCGTCGATTGGGGACAATACAATATTAAACAATATATACCCAAAGACAATAAAATAATAATAATAGAAGTTCCTCAAAAGACTAAATGGAATTTATCTAAATCTTTTAACATCGGTTCTCAATATACAACTAAAGAAAATATTTTAAAATTAGACGTTGATGTAATGTTATCTTCAGATTTTTTTGAAGAACATGTTTTAACTGATAAAATATTTTACACTGGAAGTTGGATTAAAGCAAGAAATTCGAATGAAACACATTTAAATGGAATTGTGTATATCAAAAGAAATTTGTTCATGAAGGTCAATGGATATAATGAGAATTTAAATATATATGGATATGATGATACGGATTTATATGAAAGATTGCAATCAATATTAGATATAAAACGATTAACATTAAATTTAGACAAATTATATCATATTCCTCATTCTGATAAAAAAAGACTTGAAAATATAGAATCCAATTTGAATATTAAAGAATCTATTATGTATAATCAAAAAATATGTATAAATAAATGGAAAGGACCTATGATTACTCCGAAACAAATTTTTTATGTTGAAGTTGTAAATGGTCTTGGTAATAGACTTAGAACACTTGCATCGGCTGCAGTAATTGCTAAATCTACAAATAGAAAATTAATAATTATATGGATACCTTCACATCATTGTGAAGCTAAATTTAATGATCTATTTGATTCAGAATTTGAAATAATTGAAGATTTAAAATTATTTAAATTTAGACCTGAAACTATTTCTAAACGTTTTTATGAGTTACCTTGTGAATTACCGTCAAATGAGTTACCTTGTGAATTACCGTCAAATGAGTTACCTTGTGAATTACCGTCAAATGAGTTACCTTGTGAATTACCGTCAAATGAGTTACCTTGTGAATTAATGAAATATACATCATCAGAAAATTCAGATTCTATTTCTATAGAAACATTTTCTGAAAATATTTTGAACTCACATGATATAAAAGTTATATTTTTAGAAGAGTATATTAGATCAGCACAAATTATAAAAAGTCCTTATACAAATTGGTACAAAGAATCTGAATTTATTAAAAGTTTAAAACCTACTAAAGAAATACTTGATATTATTTCAAACTTTGAAAAACAACATAATATTTATCAATGTATTGGTGTACATATTCGAATGGGTCAACCTGGATATTCTTTCGAAAGTACAAAAGGATGGAATGATAAACTTGTAAATAGTTTAAATTATTGGAGAAATGCAAGTCATTGGTCTAAATTTTATAAACGAATGAATGATATTAATAAAATTAAGAATGAAACATATTTTCTTTGTTCCGATAATAATATTTATGATAATTTTAAAGATTTACGAATATGTTATACGATAAAACATAAATATGATAGATCCATCGATCAAGTAAAATCTGGATTGATAGATATTATATTACTTAGTAAAACTAAAAAATTATTAGGAAGTAATTGGAGCACATTTACAGAATTAGCTGCTAAATTAATGTATCCTAAACCGATAGAACTTTCAGGTATACATTTTTAATTATAATTTATTAGTAAAATCAAAATTTGTATGATTTTTTGTTACTATTTAGTGTTTATTAATATTTACTATTTTATGTAAAAATTTAGCTTTTATAATAATATTCATTATAAAATAGTAATGTAAAAATTTAGCTTTTTTGTTATATTGTTATACTTACAAAATGTCAAAAAATCAATCAACAAAAGGAATAATTTGCAATAGTATTATTGAATTAACAGAATCTATTCTTGAATATTCTAACGATTCATCAAACGAGAATTTTATTAAAGATATATTACTCGATGATCTTATACATAAAAATGCTGTTATAGTTCAAGCTATAATGAATTCAGTAAAAGATGAGTATAATATTGTTAAAAAAATGAAACAACAATCTAAAAAACTATACGATTTATCAGAAGAAATATATAAAACAGAAAATCCTGAACAATATTTAAAAGAATATGTAATGATTAATATTCTTCAAAAACAATTCTATAAGAAAATATTAGATCACAATTCAAAAATAACATTTTTAGAAAATCTAAATGTATACTTCTGTAGATTACTTGACAAATTAATTGATATAAAAGCTTCATTAACAAAGTAATTATCTAAAACTTTATATTAATAATGTTTACTTAAAATTACTTTTTTAAAAAATAATGATTTCCATTCTGTAGATTTTCTATTAGAATTTATAAATCTAAATACGTTAGAATTTTTACTATTATCAAAATTTGGGTTCATTTCTACTTTTTGTTTAGTTAAATATTCTATAATATCTTGATCAAGTATAGGTTTTAAATTATATCTGTTTCTTAAAATCCAAGAAACAGCTCCAGATGCTTCCATAAAATATAAGTTGCCAAATTTTCCATATCGTAACCATGAACTAATTGTATCTAATAAAATTCTTTTAGATTCTTCTGAATTTGTATGAATTATAAGATTAATTTTGCAAGGAAAATTTTCTCGGATACATACAGAGAATGCACATATAAATTTGTAATGTTGAACATCATCAGTTTCAACAGGTTCACAATATATATGCCAGAAATTTTTTTTTCGTTTGATAATAGCCCAATGATCATAAAATATTTCTACATCTTTGTAAGTTTGTTTATAATTATCAAATAAAAATTTAGCTTCCTTAGGAGATAAATAGGGAGCATATTTAACCTTCCACATTTTTTTAAACAAAACTAAAAGTTTTGTTTTTTTTGATTAAAATACTTTTAATATTCAAAATATGATGAAGTTTTTATATGTTTTAATGCTTTAAGTATTTTTTCTTGTTTTTTAATTTTTTTATTCATTAAATCGGAATAAGAAACTTTAAAATTTTTATGGATTTTTACTCCTCTAAAGATTTCTTTATCTTCTTTATTAAACTTATTCCAGTTCTTTTTGATTTTTTTAACACAATGTTTGTAATCAATTCCGCTAGTTATATAATGTAACAACATAATATATTTGTATTTATGATAAAATGTTTTATTTCCTTTATAATTTAATTCTCTTAATGAATTTATAAATAGTTGTTTATTTTGAGAATTATACTCATTATTTTGATCTTCAAATAATTGTCTAACATTATTATTAGTTACTTGTATATTTAAATTTGGTTGTTCAATTAAAGTAGTCTCAACAGTTGTATTTGAATATTGTACTTGATATGGATAAGATTGATAAGCATAATTTACATTATAAGATGAATTCGTATTTGTTAGAGTATTATGATATTCTGGTATATAATTATTATATGTTTGATCATATTCTACTTGTTGAAATGAAGTTGTCATAGCATCTACAAAGTTATTATCATATTCCTGTGTAAAATGTTGTTGAGTAAACATACTTTTAAAATAATATGATGAGTAAATTATAAAAAAATTAATTTTTTAGATTAATAAGAGAAATTCTTTGCAAAATTTAATGTTTTTAGTATAAAAATCTGTTTTTATATTAAAAACATCTTTCAATTACAAATGGATAACATTTCAAATCTAGTATTTGTATATTTATCGCTTGTTATGTTGGTATCTTGTGAACAAGTTAAAGTATATTTTACAGATCATTATGTTTCTTTAGATACTATAAGTTTACATTTACCTGATAAACTTGGACCAGGATGTGATGATAATTGTGATAAAAATTTTAAAAAAGAAAAATGTCATACCGTTAAAAATTTAAATTGGATTAATTTTAATAAATCAGTAGAAACTTATACATATGAGGATATTGATGATCGTAATTATTGGATGTATTATAATAATAAAGATCATCATTATTATTTATATAGAAATTATCCATTTGTACTCCAACAATGTTATGATATTGTTAAAACAAATAGTGATAAAGAAAAATGTAATGAAATATGTCAAACATCTGATAATGCAAAATCAACAGAATGTATAAATACATGTAGTAGTATATCATGTAGACATAAACAAGATTGTTATGAAAAATGTAAATCAGAATGTTATAATAATTTATTTGGTAATAAATGTTTTCAAGATTGTATGTATACTATATATTATAATCTATGTTATAAAAGTTATTCGGACGATACTGTGAATTCAAGCAATATTTATTTTAACTGTTTAAAATTAAATACAAATTATCCAAATATCAAAGAAATAACAATTGAAACAAGTTATGATATCTATTTGTTACTGTTACTATTTTTAATACTTCCAATCGTAATTATAATATATTATTCATATAAAATTATTCAACAATATCGTCTTCGAAAACGTAGAGATAAAAGATTTAAATTATCTAGAATTGATAATACAAAAAGTACATCACTATAATTTTTAAGAAAATTTAATATCATAACTAATTAAAAAATTAGTTATTTTATAACAAAACTAAAAAATAAAATGAAAAAACAAATTAATAATGTTTCTGATCCTGCTTTGCAGTTGACAACTTCGTTGGATCCAACGAAGTTGTCGACAGCGAAGCTGGATCCAACGAAGTTGTCGACAGCGAAGCTGGTTCCAACGAAGTTGTCGACAGCGAAGCTGGATCCAACGAAGTTGTCAACTGCAAAGCTGGATCCACAAGTGGATCCTCAATTGAACATAGTTTTTGAAAACGTAAGACTTCATAAAAAATCTAAAACCGGTAAAAATCTTATTTATGATATATCGGTTAAAGATAATATCATTACAACTAGTTCATATCAAGAAAATTCAGAAAAAAGAAATCCAATAGAAAAAATTATAAAAGGTAAAAATATAGGAAAAAAAAATGAAACTAGTGACAACCAACAAGCTATTAAAGAAGCTTTGGCTATAGTTGAAAATAAAAAAAGTCGTGAAGGGTACATAGAAATTGATAAAGAATGTCTTTCTAATTTTCCAATAATGTTATGTAGTACATTAGATAAACTTGATTTTCCAGATATGTTTTATATGCAACCAAAATTAGATGGTATAAGATGTATAGCATTGTATGATCATAAACGTATAAATTCTAGCGTAGACGGTACATTTGTAAATGGAACAAATATTAATCCATGGAGATTATATTCTCGTCATTTAAATGAATTTTTATTCTTTGATCAAATTGTATGTGAATTTGATAAATTAAGTACTCCTAGCGTCGTAGACGGTACCGTATACGACGCTAGGAGTACTCCTAGCGTCGTAGACGGTACCAATAATATCACTAATCTAAAATTTGATGGAGAATTAATGATACCAAATATTGAATTTCATCATAAATTAACAGAAATAATCAATGTAAATAATAAAGTTAAACCAAGTAAAGCTGATGATGTCATATATCATATTTTTGATATTTGTAATACTATGTTATCACAATCTCACAGAATTGCTATTCTTAATAATTTAAAAGAAACTAATCATATCAAAATAGTTAAAACTGTAAATGCTAATTTTGGAAATATGAATGATATTCACAAAGAATTTGTAAAACAAGGTTATGAAGGTTCGATCATAAGAACTAAAGATTGTATGTATATAAATGGTAGAAGTAAACATTGTCTTAAAAAAAAAGATTTTGATACAACAGAATATATAATAAAAAGAGTATTGTCTGGTACTGGAAGAGATACCGATTGTGCAATATTTGAATGTTGTACACCATGTAAAAAAATACTTGTTAATAATATGACAGATTATATCAGTAAATCGTTTACTTGTAGACCTAGAGGTAATATAGAATATAGAAAAAATCTATTCATAAATAAACCTATTGGTAAATTGTTAACTGTTCAACATCAAGGTTTTACAGAAGATGGAATACCTAGATTTCCAGTAGGTATTAGTATTAGAGATTATGAATGAAAAGTTTTATAATTTCAAATCGTAATATTTTATTACGATTAAATATTTTTTTGAATACTTAATATGGTTTAAATTTTATTTTTCCTGTAGGTTTATCAAGAACAAATTTACCTAGCTTTCCTTTTTTAGTTGTAATATGTCCCGGAATTTTATTTTCTCTTAACATTTCATAAAAAAATAATTGAAGTTTTTGTGTAATTCCTTCAACTTCAGTTATAGTTACTAACTCTTGTAATTCTTGAGTCAGTTGTATAATATTTTGTGAATCAACTTTATGTTCTACAGTTAATCTTGCAAAATCTTCTCGTAATTTTTCATGTAATGATAATGGACCTATTAAAGATTGATCATCGTACATATCCATAAAAATTTGTGTTTCACTTATTAATGTGTCTTCTCTTGTATAGTCAAAAAGTGGTTCATTAGATTTTAATTTGTTATAGTTTATCATCCATACTCTTATATATTCATTCCATTTATGTTGTGGTATTTGATATTTTTCTAAAACATAGTTTATGGTTCTTCTTATTTTTCTTTTTTCAGAATTACTTAAACTGGAATCATTATATATAGGATCATAAATATTATCACCAGGTGTCATATTTTTATAAAAGTCACCTTCTTCTTCTGATGATTCAGAAGATGATGAAGAAGCTTTTACAGGTTCTTTATATATTTTTTTTTGTAATTTTTCTGGTACATATTTCCAATTATCATCAGACTCATCTGCTAATTTTCTAACCAATTTCATTCTATATTCAACTAATGAATCATATATTTTTTTTATAAGACTAGTTTCAGTTTTTAAACTTTTTGTAGGACCAATATTTTCTTCTTTATAATATCTATGCCTTGGGGGATTATTTAAATCATAAGATTTTGAAATATTAGTTCTTAAAACATTAAATTCATCAAAAGCTATTGACTGGTTATATTCATCTTGTGGTAGTTTTTGATATACACGAGGATCTATAGATATTCTAACCGGTTGTTTAAAATATGGATTTGAATTATAATGTCTATGTCGTAAATTATAAGTTCTAGTTTCAGGATTATATTGTGGATTATATCTATTTGAATTATCAGAAGTAACATATGGATCATGTAAATTATCAGAATTTGAAATTTTCATTCTTGCAAATTTCAAATCTATTGGATCATGTGATAAAGAATTAATTGTATTTGGAGTATTATATTGTAAAGGATTATATCTATTTTTAGTAAGTTGTAAATCCATTATTTATTATAACTTTATTAATATTTTAAAAATTAATTGTATTTGGAATATTATATTGTAAAGGATTAATATCTATTTTAAGTAAGTTGTAAATCAATTTATTATAACTTTATTAATATTTTAAAAATGAATTGTATACTTGAAAAAAGAAAAAATTGGTCAATGATAACAATAATGAATATAACTTTTATATTATTTAATGGTATAGCTGTAGGTTATCTAGATTTCCCACATATTAGACCATTACCTGATAGATATATAGAAATTTTAAAAAGTAAAAACATTAATTATAGTGATACAAGAGAAGAAGTTCTAAATACTTTAATGGGAGAAATAAATATTATAAAAACAGATTTACCAAGTGTAAACACTAAAGGTAATGGTATAAAATAATAAAAATTTAAATATTGTTATGTTATAACTTCTTAATTTCAAGTTTCAACATGAATATCTCATGTGTCAATGAACAATATTATTTCACTAGTATATGTTTTAATTCACAGATATCTATTGAAATATTTATGTGTTGTATATTTGTAATTTTATTTGGTATTCGAAACTATTTTGATAAGTATTCTAATAGAAATCTTAAATGGTTCGATATGATATTACTATCTATTTTATCTCATATTATAGTTGCTTATACTTATAAACATTTTAAAGATTTTACATTTGTTTATTATTTCAATGAAGAATTTATTTTTATGTGGACTATTATCTTTGGATGTATGTTTATATTAGCACAATATGTTTTGAGGATTAGTAATTTGTATATGGAAAATTATATAACTAAAAATACTATTAAAACTGAACCGGCTTTGCCGCTGACAACTTCGTTGGAACCAGCTTCGCTGTCGACAACTTCGTTGGAACCAGTAAAAAAATATCCTAAATGGTGTAATATTTGTTTTGAATTTTTTTTTATAATTAGTGTATCAATTCTTTATACTCATGAAGTATTAAATTTAATTATCAATCATGATATTTATTATAAAACTTTATATTTTAAATATTTTATTTCTATAAATATCATAAGTTTACCAATAATATTTACATGTATATGTTTAAATGATAACATATTTTAAATTCATATTTAATTATATATGAATATTTTAATTATAAGTTTATACTTTAAAAGTTCTTTTTAGTATCTTTATGTTTTATAAAACAAAATAAAATTTTACCAATTGAAAACATATTTTAAATTCATATTTAATTATATATGAATATTTTAATTATAAGTTTACACTTTAAACGCTATTTTAATTATTACAAATATAGCCACAACACCTAGAAGTCCAGCACCAATCAAATATATCGGAGTTGATAATAATGTACCTAGTGCTTGTGCTATAGAATCAAAAATAGTTGTTTCTTTAGATGCTGAAGTTTGATCTATAGTATTTGCAACTGAATTTATAACTGAAGCAAAAGCTGTAGTATTCATTAATGCACTAGCAAAAACTTGAGCACTTTGATCCATAGTAATATTACTTATTGTTACATTTCCACCTATATTTGCTGCTGTTATTCCTTGTTGTTGTGTTATATTTGCACTCATTTGTTGTGAAGTAGTTTGATTGATATTACTTGTAATTTTGTTTTGAATATTTGATTTAACTTCTGAAGTAGTATTTCCTAAAGCTGATAAAACCGCTTGTCCTTGTGAATTTGCATATTGAGTTATTGCATCAGATACAGCACTTGCTATATCTGTTGTTGTATTAGTTTGCATTACACATTGTAAATTAATAGTTGCTCCTTGATTCATACTAACATTTGAAATATTGACATTTCCAGCAACATTTTGAACTTGTACTAATTCTTCTTGAGTTGCAGCTGTTGCACATTGCATTATAGTAGAAGTAGATGCATTAACTGCAAGACTATTAAGTAAACTTGAAGTAGAAGTTGAATGTGTACCACCCATTTGTATATTAAAAAAAATTACTTTTTTAGACTAAATATTACTTGTATCATATATCTTTAGATTAAACATTTGACGAATTACACGAACATGTATACCGGCAAAAAAAAGATTCAATATGTACAAAGTGATATTCAATTTGGAATAACTCAAAACACTTCAAAAATATTTGATAGATTATGTGAAGCATTTAGATCAGTTCAAATAGCTAATTGTGTTCAATTGAAATATAAAAAAGAACATTTAATACATATTATTTATATACCATTTTCAGATTATGATGATAACAATAAAAAAGTTGAATTTAGTCAAGTTATTTACAATTATAAAGATTATTTAACAGATTTATCGATAACAAAGACGGATACAGATTCGCTGTCGACAACTTCGTTGGATCCAACGAAGTTGTCAACGGCAGAGCCGGATCCAACGAAGTTGTCAACGGCAGAGCCGGATCCAACGAAGTTGTCAACGGCAGAGCCGGATCCAACGAAGTTGTCAACGGCAGAGCCGGATCCAACCGATGAAAATCTTGAAAATGCATATGAAAAGTTTAAACAAACAGATATATATAAAACAATTTTTTATGATCAATTTTGTCAAGAATGTAACTTAAAAAAAAGATGTAAATTGTGTGATGTAAGTCAAATTCTTAGAGTTAGAAATTTGCAATTTGTATATAAAACATTTTCAGGAAAAGCACGTCAAACTAAATTTTATGAAACTGATGTAATTAACGAATATACTTTTGACAGTAAAGATTACAGTGATATAGTATTTTCATCAGATGATTGTGAAAACGAAAAAGAATTTTTAGATTATAGATACTTTTTCAAGATTAATAGAGAAGTTCAATATGTTAAAAATTTACCGTTTCTTCCTCAAGTTGTAAATATGTCTTATCCTTATAAAGTTGAATCGTATGAACAATTTTATGGTTCATATATAGTAGGTGTAGTTGGTACTCAAAATAAATTTGATTTTTGGTGTTATGCAGATCATAGGCTAGTAAATTTTATTAGAGATATAAAAAAATTCATTAGAAGAAAAAGAGAAAATAAACCTATTGTTAAACCTGATAATAGATGTATTACTTCTGCACAAAGAAGATATATTTATATACTGAAATGTCAAATAGAAAATTTTCTAAACTTTATTGAATTTGACAAATACAAACAATATATTTTGACTCCCAATATAAATTATGTTGAAGAATTTTTACATTCTGCATTTATTTTGAATTGTAAATATAAGTTTAATGAAAATTTTGTTAATCTTATAATAGGATGTACAGGATCCAGCTTCGATATCGACAACTCTGTTGGATCCAACAGAGTTGTCGACAGCAAAGCTGGATCCAACGAAGTTGTCGACAGCAAAGCTGGATCCAACAGAGTTGTCGACAGCAAAGCTGGATCCGAACGAATAACGACTGTCTGTTCTAGCTTTTCTAATAGTTCAAAATGTTATGAAGAAATAACTTTAGAAACTATTGATAAAGGAAACTTAAAAATTAGAGATTATATTGTATATTTAAAACTTATTAAATTCTTTGATGATAATGGTAAACAAGTAGATTTTTATCAACATACAAAGTTTTTACGTTTTATTAAATTTATAGTTCTCAATTTACATGATAATAAAGATAAAGGTTGTACAAAACAATGTAAAACTAAAAATATTGAAGGATGTATATACAATCGAGCTTCTAATATATTTATAAGATTAGTTTTAGAAGTTAATTTTCTTATGGGTCATTATTTTAATTTATATACTCCTCCATCATTGATTCAATATCCTCATATACTCGATGCACTTTTAAAACTGTCATTTAATGAACAACTTACTAATGATAATAAACCCGATTTAAGAGATATACACACTAAAGTAATAAATAACGATCTTTCTCAATTACATAAATGGATTCTTCCTAGAGTTTTTTAGATTTTGTTTTAACTACTTTTCTTATTAATAATAAGAATATTTATGATTTAACATTTTAAAATTTATAAATATTTTATCTTCGTCTACTATTTTTATTACTGATATTTTCTGTAGTTATTTTATTTTCTATACCAAAAATTTCTACTGCAAATTTTACAGAACTTGTTTGTATAAATACAGGGATTCCTTTTGCTAAAATATAAACTTGTCCTTTAGTGTTTATTTTAACTTTTGATATCATTGGACGTTGATTTTGTTTTAACAATAAATATGTTGAACTGTTAACCGTTAATGGTAAACTTTTAGATTTTGTTTCTCTTAACCATTCAAAACAATCCCATTCAAGACAATTAGATATAGAGTAAGAATTTTTTGATATTTTTCCTTTTTGTAACATTTGTTGAAAACATTTTCTCAATTGACTTACTGATACAAACGGCATTTTATTTAACTCAAAATTAAAATAAATATGACAGAAGTTGAAAATGATTTTGAGTGTAATTTCTGTGGATTATTTATTAAAAAATAAAAAGATACAAATGAGAACTCATAATTACGAAACATTTTATTGGCAAATGTGACTTTTGTAAGTATGAACCTAATCCAGTAAATTCAGATTATTGGAATCCAGGTAGATCTGTTGTTGAAAGTGATTATTATTATCATTTGTATATAATTTCTGAAAAAAAATGTTGTGAACATTGTTATGAAGAGAGTAATGTATATAAATCTTCAACTAAATTATAGATTTAAAATTTATGAAAAGTATAAATAAATTTTCAATCTATATACTAATTACATATAAAAATTATTATAATGAGAGTAATGTATATAAATCTTCAACTAAATTATTAGTGTATAAATTTTCAAGCTATACACTAATTACATATAAAAAATTATTACAATGTGTTAACATAAACAATATTAAAATGGGAGTTCCTGGTTTAATGAAATGGATAAGAGAAAATTTTCCTGAATGTTTTTTTAGAAAACTTAAAAGATGTGATTGTTTATATATAGATGCCAATGCACCATTATATAGTATAGTTCCCTATTTACAAAAATATCAAGCAGGTCAAGATAATTCAGAAGTATTTTTAATAGATCACAATTTAATTTATAAATACTATTTAATATTTATTTTAAAGTGTATTGAATTATACAAACCGAAACTTTTATATATTGCTTTTGATGGTCCTCCTCCTCTTGCAAAACAATATCAACAGAGACAAAGACGTTTTATAAGTGAACCAATTAATAATTTCGATTTAAACTGTTTTACTCCTGGAACTGAAATGATGTACAATTTAAGTTTATTTTTAAAGAAAGAACTTATGCAAATAGAAGATTGTCATATTATTTTATCATCTGCAAATGTTCCAGGTGAAGGAGAACATAAAATTATGAAATTTATAAGAAATTTCACAGATAAAGTAAAAAATACTTCTGTAAAATATAAAAATCTAAAATTTGATAACGTAATTCATTGTATTCTGGGGGCAGATGGAGATTTATTTATGCTTGGTCTTACTACAACTAAAACCGTTATATTATGTAGACCAATAGATATGGAATTTATAGTTAAAAAAATGTTTGATAAAAATAACTTAGAACCTAAATATTATGATCGATTTGATTATTTTAATTTTACTATTTTTAAAGAAAAATTATTTACTATTAAAAAGATTCATCATTTAGATTTTATATTTTTATGTTTTTTATTGGGTAATGATTTTGTACCACGATTAAAATGTTTATATACATTAAAAGATGGTATAAATTATTTATTGCATATATATGGTCAATTCAAGGAAAAAAATCATACGTTTAATATAATTTATAAAAATAAAATTCAAATTAGACCATTTAAAAGATTAATAGAAAAAATAGCACAAGATGAACCATTACTTTTAGAAAATAATGCAAGATCTCCATATATCATATGTACAGATTGGTCGGGTAGAGATAATATATTGCTAGATTGTATGAGTTCTAAAGATTCTTTGATGATGAATCTATATTCTAGCAAATATTATAACAATGAAATATATAAAGATACTCCATTTAATATTTCAAAATCATATTTAATTACTTTATTATGGTGTTTTTATTATTATATAGGTATTTCAGAATCATGGAGAATATATTATAAATATCTATATGCGCCATTAGTAAAAGATCTTGATAAATTTATGTTTGAGGAATATATTAAAAATAATAATCAGATACCTATTTTAGAAAAACAGAATCCTGTGACTCCATTTATACAATTAATTTCAGTTTTACCTATAAGAAGTTTTGATTTAGTTCCTGAAGAGTTACAAGCTGCATTATCAAGTTTACTTAAAAATAAAGACTTATTTCCAGATATAGTCACTATAGATTATTCCGGAAAACAAAAAAAACATGAAGGAGTAGTTAGAGTACCATTCATAAATCCAACTGAAATTATTAAACATATTAGAGATCTACCGATATTAAAAGATAAAAAAAATAAATTTGAACAAGATATTATGATCTAATATATTAACGTTTGTTAATTGTTAATATATTTATAATATTAGTGCGTTTGTTAATTGTAATATATTTATGATTCAATTCAATCGTATAATTTATACAATTTATCTACGGGTGGCAATTTTCAACAAGTAAACTATAAATTAAAAATATAAAAAACTGTTAAATATTATGGATTTACTACATAAACAAATAATAGATACATTTTATAAAAAGGCAATATAGAGTAAAATTGGAAGATTTTATGAATTTACCATTTTTCTTGTCATAAATTTTACTATTCAATTATTGAATAGTAAATTATAAATAATTTACAAATTTGTATTTAAATTATCATTAATCATAATTAAATTGAAATATTTTATAAGTAAAAGACTAATTATTCGTTCAAGTCCTTTTATATGTATTTTATCGTATCCAAGTTCATCCCATTTCTTTTTTTTTTCTATAAGTTTATTATATTTAGTTCTAAATTGGTCTTCAGTTAAATTAAAATTTGAAGGAATTAACTGATTCATGAATAAATTTTGATTTAAATATCATACTGCTTAAATTTAATTTTTTTACAGAAAAAATTATATATATACTTTTAAAGTATAAAGGCAATAATGGAGTGTGAAATTTGTCTATTGAAATACAATAGAACTAGAATCCCAATAAAATGTAAATGTGGATTTATTTATTGTAACGAGTGTATTGAAAAATATATTTTAGAAACACCCAAAGAAGCAAGTTGTATGCAGTGTTTATCTTTTTGGGATGATGAATTTTTAAAAAAGAATATGTCGAAATTTATTAAAAAACGATATAAAGATCATTTAAAAACTATTTTACTCAATAAAGATAAGATATATTTTTCTAATAAAACTGATATTTATAATACTTATCCAGGAGAATTATCATGTGTTATAGGTAAGATTAGAACATTAGAAATACAATATTACAGAGAAAAATTTAATCAAGGAAGTAATTTAGAAAAAATAGAAACAAAGATAAAAAAGTTCAAAGCAAAAAAAAAGTTTATAATAAGTAAGATAAATAGATCGACTACATTATTTGAACAGACTCATGTAGAAAAAATAATAGGTCATTGTACCGCCTACGATGCTAGGAATACAATGAATAATTGTATAGGATTAATTAATTCAAATTATATTTGTAATTTATGTCAATCTATATATTGTAAACATTGTTTTGAAATTGTCAACAAGGTTTCTTATACTCATATTTGTAATGAAGATACAGTTCATACTATAAAATTATTATATAAAGATTCTAAATTGTGTCCAAACTGTAAAGTTTTTATTCATAAAATTGAAGGATGTTCTCATATGTTTTGTGTTAATTGTAAAAGTAAATTTGATTGGAATACACTAACATTAATCAGAGAAAATGAAGTATTTCATAATCCACATTATACAGCCTATAGATTTAATATGAATTTAGAAAATAATTGCAATGATTTAATGTCTATATCTGTTAAGTTAAAAAAATTTCTAATATTAAATTTTATTTTCCCAAGAATCTCAATTTCATCTATAGTTGACACATGTCTTCATTTACAAGCATATTATCCAGTAGGTGATATTAATAATATTGGAAATGGTACTCCAGAAATTGATATAAATGAAATTGACAGAATAAATTATATGAGTGGTATACTATCAGAAACTCGATATAAACTAACGCTTTATAATCAATATATGAATTATAGACGTTCATTACACCTATATCAAATAATAGAAATACTTAATCTAATGATTTTAGATATTTTTATAAATTTCGAAAGATTTATTACTATAGAAGATTTTAATACAGCTATAGAAAATTGTAGATTGTATTTTAATGAACAAACTATAAATCATACTAAAATATATGATTATATAGCTCCATATATTACTATATATTCAAATAATTGGAAATGTAATAATAAATATGTAAGAGTTATCTCTAATTATGATTGTGATAATCCATTAAAAGAATTTACAATAATTGCAAATAGTAAATGGTATTATTATATATGTATAACAAATTTAAAAGAATTTATAAGATATCATAAACATTATAATTCACATAAATGTATTAATACCATTTCAAAGTTTAATACTATATATGAATATGAAAACTTTTTATCTAAAGGATTTTGTTTAAATACATGTGATTTACTTAAAAATAATTGGCCTATATCTTATTTAATTTATGTTGATAATTCTGCAATGTGAAATAATTATTCATAATCTCTAATTCCTTTACCTACTGGAAATCTTGGTATTCCATCATCTGTTAAATCTTGGTATTCTACAGTTAACCATTTACCAATATATTTTTTACGATTTTTATACATTTCTTTACGTTCTGTTAAAGAAGCTGCAGGTCTTACTTTAAATTGTTTATTATTCAATATACAAATCCATATAACACTATTTTTATCTCTACCTTTTGCAGATTCGGCTCCTATAATTTTACATTCAATATCTTTTTTTGGTTTATATTTGAATATTTTGTAATCTGTTCTGATTATAATTCCTTCAAATTTATTTTTAATAAATTTATAATAACAATTCATAAGATCATATTCATTGTCAACTTTAAATGTTTTAACTAAAGTAATTCTTATAGGAATTTTAGCTGAACCGTATAATACTGCAGATTTGTATAATTTATTGATTAAATTCCATCGTTTATTAAATGGTAAATTGGATATAATAATACAATCAAATATGCAATAATGTATTTTATATTCATCTTTAGAAGGTTCTAATTTATTTATTGAAGCTATTTTTATTATATCTTGAAAAGACATATCATGATTGTAAAGTTCTCCATCAAATGTGATCTCAGGTATTAATATTTTTTTAAGTTGTCTTCTTAAAAATTCAAAATGTTTAAATTCTTTATTATTTCTTGATAATAAAACTACTTTATTATTTTGTAAAAAAGCAATTGTTCTTACTCCATCTAACTTTGGTTGTACGTATAAATTTTCATAATCTAATTTTGAAAATTTATTTGCAGTTATATTTTTTGCTAGTAACATTTATTGAATAAATTATTTATTAAAGTATATTTATTGAATAAATTATTAAAGTATATTTATTGAATAAATTATTAAAGTATATTTATTGAATAAATTATTAAAGTATATTTATTGAATTTAAATAAAATATTGAATTTAAATAAAATATTAAATTTAAATAAAAAATATTGAATTTCTACAAAAAATATATTTATTTTGTTATAAAATCAGATTATAATAGATCAACTTTAACTGTTTTTCTTATATTAAGTAAGGCAGTTAAAGTTGATCTTTTAAGGTGCAATATGGTATATATACCTCAGGGAATACATGCAATAGATGACTGGTTCGATGAATGGTCTAGAAAGTTAGGTAATAATCATACTGGTGTATGTAATTTAGAATCTAATAGAGTTATAATGTCTAAAAATCAGCGTTCTATGAGTGCTTATCCGTATAGAGATAGTGTATATTATCAGGGACGTAAATATTATTTTTGTGCAAAATTTGATTTAACTAGTGATGAAAAATGGAGAGAATTAAAACGTATAGCTGAAAATCAATAAATAATTTATTACAATTATTTATTGTAATAATTTATTATAATTATTGTACATAATTGTAACTTTATATTTTTAAAATATAACAAAATTAATATGATATTTCATAATAATTTTGTTATATTTGAAAAATATAACAAAATATAATTATAAATTTTCAAATATAACAAAATATAATTATAAATTTTCAAATATAACAAAATTAATATGATCTTTCATAATAATTAGGTAATTTTTCAAAAAATGGAGACATTAAAACAAATTCTGGTTGTAATGTTTTTGAATTTAAAATTAATTGTTTTTTTTTAATATCATCACATTTAGAATAAAAATTACTCTTTGAATTTTGTAAAGTTAAATAATGTATTTGACCATATGAATTAAGTATATTATTTTTTGAATAAGTAATCAAGGGAACTGGTGTACTATTTAAATCACTAATATACATTGGTTTTTCTGTTACTTTAACCATTTATAAAATGGATGAAAAAAAATTAATTCAAGAAACTGTTACAGCTTTGTATAGCAGATTACCAAAAATACGAGATCAAAAATTAAAAGATCCAAATTTTATGTCTAAATTTGTCGAATCTTTAAAAGAAATAATAGATGTAGATCCAATTGAAGAACAAATAGATATTGAAAATAATGAATTACTTTCTGAATTTAATAAAAATAATGATGAAATATTAGATGATATAACACCTAATAGTCAAACTTCATTTTTTCAGGATAATTCTACAATTAAAGAATCAAAAGTTATATCTCCAGATATTGAAGTTTTTAATTTACCTCAAGATATAATAGCAATACCTGATTTTTTTAAACGATTAGAAATAAGTAAAGAACCAGCTTCGCTGATGACAACTTCGTTAGAATCTGGTGATCAAACAGAATTTCAAAAAGATAACGATAAAACACAAAGTTCTACTAAAATTTTAAAACAAGATCCGTCTCGCAGAGACGTCATTCTTTCGGATCAGTCTCTGCCGTTGACAGCAAAGCTGGATCAAAATGAAAATAAAAGATATTATAATTTATCTACAAGACGCTGGTTAAATTCATCTTCGTTGGGTAATAGGTGTAGTGATGTTGTAACATATAATGATAAAAGTTACAACATATGTGCTGATACAGATTTTAAAAATACAAAAGAATGGTTAATATTTAAACAATTAGCAATAGGAGCATATGATGATGTAACCAATTTATCAATTAACAATTTTGAAATACATAAACCAAAATTATCTATCGAAGAATATGATAAAACTAAAGGTTCAATTTTAACTACAGAGCAAGCAATTGAACAAATATACAGTAAACATAATTTTAAAAAATTAACTAAACAAGATATTCTCAAAGAATTATCATCAGATTATAACATAAGAAACGATAAAAAAATAACAGCTATTATGAAACGTATGAAAGATGATGGAAAGTTGATAACTAAAAACGCTATTTTACAGGGTAATATTGTGTTTAATAAACAAAACTAAAAAAAATATTTGTATATTCTGTTAAAAACTATTTATTTTTATGATAGTAAAATATTAATTAACTAAATAGTTATAAAAATTTTACAACAAAGTAATTTGTTGTAATAATTTTATTTATTAAAATGCTTAGCACCTGTGTAATTCTAATAATTCTTGTTTGTATAATTGTAGCTTACTATTTTTATACAAAAAAAACAGAATCGTATACTAGTTCATCACTTGCAAATATAGGAACTTTTTCAGATTATGTCCCATTACATGTTCCTCCGGAAAACTATGATACTATGAATACATATGGATCTAATTTTAATCCATATTTCCCAGCATCTAATAATAATCATAGCAACAATTGGGGAAGTCAAAAAACTGTTGAAAGATTAGATAGAATAGATGATAAATTACTTCCTCATGTGAGTAAAGATCTTACACCATATGATGTTGATGTTGCAGATCCAACCGCATATACATTCCAAGTTCATGCTCCACGTGTAATAAAAAAAGATCGTCAAGCAATGGAAGCTGATCCAGTAAGAGGAGATATTCCAATAAATATTTATCCAGATGTACCAATTATTCAAAGGTCACAATACAATAGAGACAGTCTTAGACTTGATGGTATGTTCAGTGAAGCTCTTGCAAAACAGTATGATAGATACACTGGTAAAGCATACTTTAATATTCCACAATATAATTCACATGGAGCTACTATTCTCGATGCAGCTGCATAAATTTATTAAGTATAAAATGAGAAGATCATATCGATTAAAAAAGAACATACAAAATACCAAAACTTGAAGTAATTTATACTTTTACTAACTACGACCAAATAATTTTGACAATTAAAAATGTTAATTCAAATATATCTGAAACTTCACTATTAAAATTATTATTCGGTAAAATACGTAGATCACTTGTTAAAAGTCTTATAAAAATAAGTACTTGTCAAATAGGGTCTAAATATGATATAAAACATTTAATTAGAAGAAATGGTAAAGATTCCGATACAAATTATTTATCTAATTTTAAAAAATGGTATTTAAAAAATTATTGAGGATATTGAGTTACACGAGTAAGATTATCTGGATCGCATACCAGAAAAGGACATATGTTTACACTTCTACAATATATTAATTCTATATACATAAAAAATATAAATAACTTAATAATAAATTCCATTTTTTATACAAATATAAAAATTATTTACATAAATTTTATATTTAATTTATAAATTAAATATAAATAATTGTTTAAGTCTGTTTCATTTATTAATAAAATTTTTATAAACAAATGAATAATATGCAATTTATTATAGGAATTCTTGCAGTATTAGCTGCAATAGGTATAATAATTCAAGGAGGTTTTACTATTTGGTATTCTCAACAATCACTTTATCCAGATCAGACTTATATGTTTACAGGAATAACATTAATTTTAGTTGGATTATTTTTCAACTTTTTATCTATAATGTGGTTAACTACTATACTATAAATTTTCTTTATCTAATAATTTTTGAGTATTAATAGCTATTTGAAGAAGTTCTTGAGATGTAATCTTCTTCGATTTTGATAATATATAATACATTAATGTTTTGTAAATATAGTCTTTATTTTTAATTTCAGGATTTTCAAAAATGATAGACAAAATTATAAGTTCTATAGCCTCACTCATATTTTACAATATTTATATTGTAATATTAAATGTCATCATCAAATGTAAAAAATAAATTTGGTGATATTATGTTATTACCTCACCAAATAGAAGTAATAAATATTATTAAAAAAGTCTTTTCGGTTTTAGTATTACATACAACAGGATCTGGTAAAACTATTACTGCATTAGCTTCAGCTTTACATCTACTTTTAATTAAACCAGAATCACATATAGTAGTTTTTTGTCCAATATCAGTTATTGATAATTTTAAAATAGAATTGAATAAATTAACAAGTAATGTAGCATATAGAGAACGTCCAAATGTAATAAATATAGTAAATGAAAAAATAAAGTTTTTTAGTCATCATGCTTTTTTAAAAGATATGACAGAAATATGTAAAAATTCTATTATGATTATCGACGAAGTACATAATCTTCGAACAAATATTACCAAACAAAAAGGTAAAATGTCGTTAAATGCTATAACATGTGCAATGTTAGCATGGAAGTTAATTCTAATGACTGCTACTCCAATAGTAAATTCGGTTTCAGATTTAACAAATATGTTTCGTATGTTATTAAAAAAACCAACTATAACAATTTCAAATATAGAACAACTTAGATTTTATTGTCAGTTTATTTATATTTCCATGTATGAAGGAACAAAATATGGTTATCCAAGCGTTAAAATTATAGAAGAATTTGTCAAGATGAATAAACAAGAATTAATTCAATATGTTAATTTTTATAATAATCTCCAAAAAGATATAGACCCATTACTACTTAAAAGAGTCGGTAAAATGACATCAAATCAATATTTTATGTATATGACAAACATGATGCGTAGGGTAGGAGATTCAGGAGTATCTTTATTAACACCAAAAGTAAAAAGAATTTTAGAAATTATTAAACAAAATAAATTAAAAACTGCAATATATTCATATTGGGTTCATGCTGGATTGGATCCTATAATAGAACACCTTAAAAAATTGAATATGAAAATTTATAAAATAGTTGGAGATACTTCAAATAAAGAAAGACAAAAAATAATTAATAAATTTAATGATGAAGATATAGCTATAATTTTATTTTCTAAAGCTGGAGGAGAAGGAATAAATTTAAAAGGAGTAAGAAATATATTTATTTTAGAACCGTGTTGGAATGAAGTAGCAGAAAGACAAGCTATGGCTCGTGCAATACGCTATGGTTCACATGATCATTTACCACCAGAAGAACGAGATGTATATGTTTATAAAATGTATATTACAGCTCCTGATGATTATGTAGATAACTATGGTAATAAAGTTTTAACTATGGATGAACATTTAAGAAATAATTATGTTTGTAAAAAGAAAACATTAAGTGATGAAGTAATGTTAGTTTTTAGAGAATATGCTGAATAAAATTTATTATTTTTGAGATTATATATGATAACATATACAATGAATTCATTTATACAAAATATCCGAAGTGTATCTAATATAAATGAAATACCCGATAATGTATCTAATCAAATATTGTCTGATTCGACTAAAATAAAAAATATATATTATAGTATTGATCTATCACTTGATACTAATATACACAATATAAAATTATATAACAATTTAGCTAAATATATTGATGAAATATTAATAATAATGAAGTTTGAAATTCATGGTGTCATGTTTATAAATAGATCAGATTCAGTCAGTGTTTTTAACAATATATTTAACTATGAATATATTAATTTGACAGATCAAATGTCTGATAATTTTAAAAAAATAATAAAAAAGTTTAATAAAAAGTATATATTTAAATTGGCTTTAGTTCTATTAAATAAATATATTAATGTAAAAGAAGAACTTATTCAAAATAAAGAAAATCTACTATTTAATAATTCAACTGAATATATAAATTATCATGTATTAACTCAATTACTACATGATTATGTATTATTATTAGATGTTTATATTAATTCTTTTAATATTGATTCAATTGAATTTAGAGTTTATGGATATTTATTTTTAATAATACAAATATTTGAATATTATGTAACATTGAAACAAACTTTATAATGAGCAAAATTTAAATAATATAAAATGTGTAGTAATGGTAAAATCACAAGAGTTAGGTCTAGATTAAGTATCACAATTTGTCTTGAAAATTATATAAAAAAGATCTGACTATGAATATTTATGTATTGAAATGTAAAGATTTTATGTAATCTTTAATTATTATTTAAGGATTGAAATAATATAAATGAAACGTTGTAAACAAATATTTAAAAAAAAACCAAATGTTCTAGATGAAAAAATATATGATATAGTCAAGTCAAAATTAGGTAGAGATCTATATCCTAGTGAAGTAGATTTTTACGCAGCATTTAAACCTACAGCTCCACTACTTACAGATGAAGAAGCTTTAAACGCAATTCAAAATAAAGTAATGTTGTATCCAGAAGTTTTCAGAAGTATCAATGATAAACAAACTAAAACTAAGTATGTTCTATTATCATTTCTTGTACATAATCCTTCAAAAAATTTAGAGAATATTTCTTACGTAAAAGTACGAGATTGTTGCGATACTCTAGATGAATGTAGAAATAAATCTATAGAACTTGTTAAACAAGATTCAAAACATATTATATGTATAGCTCCAGTTGGATCGTGGTGTCATGTGACTGATAATCCAATAGAGGTATCTAAAGAAAATATTAAGATTATAGATAATCAAGAAATTTCAGTTGATCATGTAGGTAATATTAAAAAGTTAGAAGATAAGCTTCAAACTGAATTTGAACAAAAAGAAAAAGCAGAAGAATTAGAATTAAAACAAAGAAAAGAACGTCTACAAGATCCAGTTACACCATTATGCAGTTATATATTAACAAAACAAAAAATAGTTGATACTCTTTCACAAATTAACTTTTATAATAAAAAGCGTGATCTATTACTCAGAAGACTTATGTGTCTTCAAACATTAGTTGATAAATGTCCAGAATTTAAAGATATCTGGTTTCAAGAAAGATTAGCTGATCTCAACAAAGTTAATATTAAAAGTATTTTAACCGAAAAAGATTTTGAATTTAATCTTGAGGAATTATGTGTTTCAAATTGTAATAATCTTTGTAATGAACAACTAGAAAAAATTAAAGATATGTCAACACAAGAAGTTGAAAAAGAATGTTGTAGCATAACTGATGAATTTTCAAATCTGAAAATTTAAAAATTGTAATGTAAACTAAGTTTATATTAAAATTTAAAAATTGTAATATAAACTAAGTTTTATAATGGATCTATCAAAATTACCAATAATTATGGAAGATGTAAATAGTAAATCAAATATTACACCATCTAGTAATATGCAATTTATAAACATTACTGCTCCAACTTTATTTTATATATGTGAAGATTGTAAACATCCAAAGTGTGAATTTCCAGATTCTGAAGCCGATTCAATACGTCTTACATATTGTAACGTCTACGACTCTAGGAGTAATGATCTAGATAATCCTAAATTAATAGAAGAAAATCAATTATATGATAATAATTTTGAAAAATGGATAACTTTAAAAGAAAAAGAAAAACAGTATTATAGTTTATTAGCTAAAAAATTAAATGAATATTTTCGTCCTCATAAAAATCCTATAAGTCAAATAAACGAACTTATACAAAGAAAAAAACTAATTCTGACTATTAGTAAAACAACAAATTCAAATATATTTACTGTTGAATATATTGGTACTTATACTGATATAAAACAAAATATAACATTTCAATTTCAAGAATCTCAATCATCAAAAATAAGTTTAAAAGATGCAGAATACAAAACAGCTATAAAATTATTAAAGTTTATTGATGAAAAAATAACAGAAATTATATCTGAAAGATCTATTTCATCTTTGAATGATAAACTGGCTAAAATTAATGCTGCTACAAAACTAATTTCTGAAATTAAGTAATTACATTTATAAAATTTCGTAAATATTATTTACGAAAGAAAAGTAAAGATTTAAATATTAATATCTATTTGAATAATTGTTTTAGCAGTTTACTTTTTAAATCGGAACCAAGTAGTTTTTTATCAATATATACACACAATTCATAAGGTTTCTTTAAAAGTCTAACATATAATATATTTAATCTTTTACATCTATAAGTTTTACGATTATGTTTTATTAATAGTGTTTTATGATTACATTTTGTATTGTCAAAAGTACAACCTTTATCACATAGGGATAAATGTTGTATCATATTTATAAAAACCTTTTTATCAAGTGCTGATAAACATAAAAATTCTAAAGAATTATGAAATTTCGGTTTGTACACTTTATTTAAACTGTTACATATTTTCAATAAAACATTAGATCTATCTCTTGTACATATCCATAAGTTACAGTAAATACAAATCTTAATATTATCATCTTGACATTCATTACAAACATTTTTAAAACAAACTGAACAAACTGAATTTGAAACATTTTTGAAGCATAGTTTACATTTTGAACATGTATTAAAATGAAACTTTAAATTCCTTATTTTATTGAATTGTTTCAAACAACGTGAACATGTATACATTTTATTTTATAATTATGACAGAAAAAATTAATTTTTACTCAATAGATTTAATTTATACTTTCAACATTGAAGATATATTGTTTTATCGATATGTCATTTGTTTTTGTAAATCAAAAAAATATAGATGTTAAAATAAATATATGTGATCTTCTAAATGAAAATGAAGATTGTAAACATTTTCGTTCAATAATTGATAAACTTCCATTAACAACATATTTAGAAGTTAAAAAATTTAATGAAATTTCTAATGAACTTCTAAAGAAAATGAAACAAAAAAGAAATGTTGATAAAGGTAAAATTGTTAAACATTTAAAAGAATTAGGTTTGAAATGTTCATTAAATAATAATCATCACTTTGATAAACATCTTATTTCAATTAATAATAAAAATGTAGAACAATATCTTTGTAGACTTTGTGATGTTATTTATTAGTTTCACAAATTATTTACGATTAATAATTTAATCGTAAAAATATTTTTATAATATTTTATAATAAATTATAAAATAATAAAATATAAAATATAAAATATAAAAATATAAAATATTATAAATTATAAATTATTATAAAATATAATAAATTATAAAATAATAAAATATAAATTATAAATTATTATAAAATATTATAAATTATAAATTATAAATTATTATAAAATATTATAAATTATAAATTATTATAAAATAATAAAATATAAAATATAAAAT